CTACTTCTGTGATATATTTTCATCTTTATCATCTCTCTTCTTGACAAATCCGAACTTTTCCAGCATTAGTTCCAAAAATCCTTTGCTGATTCCGTATCTTTTCTGATTTACCGTTTCCAGCAAAGCCTCACCGAAAAATCCAAAAACCGGACTTAAAGGATATAAAAAACTAGCTGAGAAGTGACCTATTACCTTATTTAAAGATAACGAAATAGCCATCGTCATCCCAGCCACCGCTATACGCTTGATGTACGGCTTTACTGGCTGGTTGTCTATCATTTTCTGTGCCACTACTCCAAACAGCACTCCTGAAAAGAACAGTATAAGGAAAAGTCCGTGATTGTCTATTATTACCTTCAAATCCTCTATCATTAATTATGCCTCCAAAAATTATTTCCTGTTAAAGTAATAGATAAACCCCGCCCTTGCCATTACTTCCCTATCCCCTCTAAAGTTGTCCCTATAATTAATATCGGCATACACATTGCTTCTGCTATAATCACGCCTGTAATCAATTATATTAAAGTCCATTCTGTTATTGACAACAGAGAACTTTTTGTTCTCCACTACCTTTTCTACAACTTTATCAACTATTTTATTCCCGACAGCGGAAGTTACTTTTCCATTGTCGGCTTTGCTAAACCCTCTTGCTTTTCTTTGTTAAGCTGTCTTTCTATCTCTCTTGCAATTGCTTTTTCATCAAACAGTTTATCCACCGTTGGTCTTAGTCTTTCAGGAAACATTTTTAAAACCAAGTTCTGAACTGTTAGTACAGCCTGCACCAGCCTTTCCTCATTGGGCTTGACCCCCTTCAGCAGTTCCCCGAATGCAATCCCGTTTGGTATAAACCGTGCTATGTATCTTGCCATTTTCTTTTTAAGCAAATATGTGTATCCTTTTACAAGATATGTTGAAATTCCCTTTACTACAAATCCAGCCAATGCTACTGCCACTAGATTTATTATATTTCCTCCAAATTGATTTAATACTGTTGTTATCACGTTCATTTTACATCACTCCTTCAAAATATTCTTTTATAGATTTTTTTATCGCTTCCACATATTCCCGTTTTTTCTCTTTTCCGAGCTTCAAATCGCTATCGTTATCGATGAAAAACGGTTCAATAATGTTACAAGGGGCATTTGTCCTATAAAGCAAGTAACTTCCCCTTGTTTCCATATCTTTGAATTTAATAGGATTCCGTTTCTTAATTTCATTTGTAACTCTTGGTTTCGCTCCTCTGTTGTGGATTCCAAAAGTTTCAGAAATATTTTTGCTTAATATCTCTGCCAATTTTTTAGATTTTTCGCTTGAATACCAGTAAAGTGCCTCTGTTCCTGAAGCAATTCCGTTAAACGAATTACAGTGCAGCGATAAAATCAAGTCTGATTTATAACCATTGACTATCCCAATATTTTCAACTTTGTTATATCCCCTGTTATATTTTACAATTTCATACTCATTTTTTAATGCTCCCATAAGCATATCAGCAAGTTCGGTATTGTAAGCAAGCTCGGTCTCTTTTGTATGATCTCCTTCAAGTATTTTTCTTTTCTATCAACACGATTTAACCATCCAGTCAAAAAAACTTTCTGAGTTGAATTATATTCAACTATAGAATGATAAAATTTTCTCTGTATGCTATGGTAATCTCTCAGAAATTCTGCTGATTTTCCTTGTTCTTCCACTTCATTCAAGGCTTTTATAGTCTTGCTTCCAAAAATACCATCCACAACTAGATTATAGCCAAAATATCTGTTTAACGTTACCTGTGCCTTTTTAGTTGCCCATTTTGTTTCTCCACCCTTGTCATTCTTGTCGTTGGTATAGCCGCCCTCGACAGCCAACATAAAGCTGAAAATTTTGTCAAGTCTATTCATTTATACCACTTCCTTTTCTACTTTTTTTATTTCTTTTGTTAATTTTGCTATTTCAGTTTTCAATAAATCCATTTCAGACTTTATTTCTGTTATTCTTTCCTCCGTTTCAGTTATGTCAAAACCTAAACTTTCAAATTCTGTTTTTTCTTCTTCTTTTTCTTCTAGCTCTTTCTTATATTTAACAAACTCTTGTTGTTTTTGGTACCTCAACTCCTTTAAATATTTCAGTTTTTCTGCCTTATCCTCTACCCAAGTATTATTCTTGTTATCCCAAGTGCTATATGGATTTGGTTTTTCAATAGTTTTTACTTCTCCGTGTTCCAAATATTGTCCATCTGTCAAAATCACAATTCCAGCTTGAACTTGCTCTGATATAGTCATCTCTCTTACTTGCCCATTTTCAACAATAGGATTCTTTATTTCAATATAAGAAATATAATTTTCTCCCTCAATATACTCACTACAATATTTCAATTTATCAGCCTCAAATTTTTTTTGAGATGGTGCTAAAAATATTCCTATTATATTCCCATTTTTATCGTATAAATATACTCTGAATCCTTCCATTTTTTTTTATTTCTCCTTTCAAATTTTATTCTGTGCTAACTTATGAATTTGCACGAAATTTAAAAATACAAATACTGATTTTTAAAGACTTTGAGATGATTTTGGTTTATGCTTATATACATTTTTTATCATCTCCTCTATAATGTTTAATTACATTATAGACTAGAAAATTTGTTCGAATTAACAGAAACGGTAGAAGTTCCAAATTCTGTTTTTTCAGTTGTTAGATTCTGGAGATACGGAAAAAGAGCTTTCCTCTTTATCTTTTTTGACTACAAAAATTCGAGAGAAGTCAATTGGATGACTGAAGGAATTCCTTTAACTAATTATCCCAAGAATTTTGTCCCTGACGCACCTTTTTTGAACACTGAGCACATTGTGGTCTCGAATAACAGTAGCAATAAAAATATAACTCGTTTAGTATTACGTAATGATAAAATTACAATACATGGTGTCGAAGCAGTAACACATTACGAAATCAAAGGAATTATTTCGTACGTTACAAAATAAGTAGAAAATTTGTTTAAAATTGAAAAACAAACAATTAACATTGCAAACGGCTTTGTATCGTTTGTAAAACAAGGAAACATTGTGAGTGTAAATGTCTTGATTCAAGATAATACGAATAATTTATTTTATCTAGAAAACCAAAAACTTGTCGATATCCCTCAAAAGTTTTTACCGATTGCCGAATCGTACGGATTAGAGTCAAGTTTAGCTTTCAGCTCACTGTCTGGAGCAAAAGGGCCTACAAGAATACAAATTAATCCGGCGATAATCACAATCTGGGGAGCTGATAACGGTCGTTTTAACATTTTAAAAGGTTCGGCAACATATTATTCTAGAATTTAATATCCTACAGCTAGCCAACGTATTGTTGTATCGTTAAAAGCATCGGCACCGTCTTTCCCCCAACACCTAAATTGTGTTCGTGAAATAGCAGCTATCGAAGTTCTGTTTGTTCCGTTCCAGACATCGGAACTAACAACTGAAAAGCAATCATTTTTAAAAG